GCCGTTAACGTGACTCTTGGTCAGGCTTATAAGTCCGGCGCTAAGATTATCACTAATGACGACGGTCTTAACTATCTCGATACTCTCGAGGACGGTAACGGTCGTCCTATGCTTAATCCCGATCCTACCGACTCCGCTAAGCTGAGCCTCCGTTGCGGTACTGTGGTCTTACCTATTAAGGTGCTGCCTAATAAGGTACTCGCTACCGAGGGTACTAAGATCCCGTTTATCGTCGGCGATCTTAAGGCAGGTGTTCGTAAGTACGACCGTCAATCTATGTCTATTAAGGCGTCCGACGTCGCTGTTATCGGTGACTTTAACGCCTACGCTATGAATATGACTCTCTTTAGAGCCATTATGCGCGACGACTACAAGGCTCTCGATAACGACGCTTACGTCTACGGTTACGTCGATACCGTGGGGGAATAATCGCCCTCGCCGACTCTAATTCCGACGGAGAATATAGCGAGGACGAGTTAAACGCCTTAACTAAGGCCGAGTTACTCGTCCTCGCTGACGAGTTGGGGGTCGAGGGCGTCTCTATGAGTAATCTTAAGGCGGATATCGTATCCGCTATCCTAAATCGGTGAGAGGAGGCGACGGTATGAGCAATATTAACGACGTAATTACGTCCGAGGATTTGGTCGCGTTTTTAGGTATCGACTATGTCGACGATATGGTAACTACGAATATTACTCGAGCCATTAATACCGCCGACGGTAATCTTAGGGAGTCCGTTAGCGACGATTATCCCGTCGATCATCCTCTTACTAAGGAATTAGCGTTATTATACGCCGCCGCGTCTTACGAAAATCGCGACATAGTCGATAACGAGAGTAAACGCGCTAACGACTTAGCTTTAAAGTTACGCCTCGTATTGAGGAGGCGAGAAAATGGGTAAACCGTTCGATCGACCGATCATAATCCAAAAGATTAACGACGCGGAGGTATGGGAGACCGTTTTTAACGTCCATGCTCGCGTTAATAAGGCTAAGTCCGATAACGAGTATCTTAGCGGCGGCGCGACTCAAGGTAAGCGGAGTCTTACTTTCGAGGTTAGGTTTTTTAAGGATATCGAGGATATCAGTTATAATACTCAGCTTTACCGGATTGTCTATCAAGACGTCCCGTTTAATATTAAGGACTATGACGACTATATGTTAACACATAAGACCGTCAAGCTCTTAGGGGTGAGTTACTAATGTCCGATCTTATCCAAATAGACGAGCTTAATACCGCGATTAAAAACGCGCTCGACCAATATAACGAGGACGTCGTTAGGAGTTTAAAAAAGACTACTACTCGCGCTATGAAAGACTTAGTCGCAAATACTAAAGCAAACGCGCCGGTCGGACAGAGAGATAAGCATTATCGCGATAGTATCACGTCTAAAACGATATCCGAGTCTCGTTACGGTATCGCTAAATTATGGTATGTAAAAGGCTCGGACTATCGCTTATCTCACTTACTTAATAACGGTCACGCGTTCCGAGACGGGAGTCGTTATCCCGGTACTAACTTTATCGGAAAAGTAGTCGACCGTTTAATACCGTGGTATCTCGATACAATCGAGAAATTATTAAGAAATGGAGGCTCTTAAATGGTAACTAAAATATTGACCGCCGCCGGTTTTGCGGAGAATAAAACTTTTCGCGAGACGCGGTTTTTAAAGCCTCCTAAAACTACGTACGCCGTTTATATGGACTCTTTTAGGGTCGGCGGCGGCGATAATGACGCGCTCGTGAAATATCATAGCGCGACCATCGAATTATACGAGTATTCTCCGGATCCGGAGGCCGAGGCTATGGTCGAGGCTCAGCTTATAGCGTTCTTTCCTCAAATGTCGAGCGAATGGGAAAAACAGGAGCGCTATTGGATACAGGAGGAACAGCTTTTTCAAGTCATTTATACATTTGACTATATCGAAAAATGAGGAGGATAAAATATGTCCGATAAGAAAAGGGACGCCGAGGTTATAACTCTCGGATCCGGTAATCTTTTAATTAAGGAATATACCGACGTTATGCCGACTTATACCGAGTTTGACGACGAGGCCGATCTCCTCGGTCGTATTCAAGGCGGCGCTACTCTCGAATATTCCGGCGAATGGTATAACGCGGTCGACGATACCGGTAAGGCCGTTAAGACCATTATTACCGAGGAGGAGGCTACTCTTAAGAGTGGTATCATTACTTGGAATGGTAAGACTCTTGAAAAGTTATGCTCTACCGCTCGCGTAACCGAGGCCGAGGGTATCCGTACCGTTAAGATCGGCGGCGTTGGTAATCATAACGGCAAGTCTTACGCGATTTGTTTCCATCACGTCGACAAGGCCGACGGCGACGTTTGGGTCGTTGTTCGTGGCGTCAATCAAGCCGGTTTCTCTATCGCTTTCGCTAAGGATAAAGAGACCGTTATCGACGCCGAGTTTAAGTGTCTCCCTCAAGACGACGAGGGTACTCTTATCCTTTACGCCGAGGAAATCGCCGCGACCGCTTAATCTTTTTTATTGTAGCGATAGGACGAGGAGGTAAAACTCTCTCGTCCTATTTTTGTATATGGAGGTAAATAAAATGTCTAATAGTTTGAATTTCAACAATATTAAAAAGCGGTATTTAACCGTGACATTAGCGGACGACGCTAATACCGTTATTATGGTCGGTACTCCTACTAAGAGCGTCCTCGATAGTCTGTTAGCTATGAAAGACTCACTCAGCGCCGACAATATGAGCGACGAGGCGATCGACGATCTTTACGACATTTGCGCTAAGATAATGAGCCGTAATAAGACCGGTCGACGGGTTACTAAGGAAATGGTAACGGAGCTTTTCGATTTCGAGGATATTATTATTTTTATCCGCGCCTATACCGCGTTTATTAACGAGGTTACTAACTCAAAAAACTAACGTTGCCCTACTATCCGCTCGAGGATAGTAAGGGACATAATTATCACGTCTTTACACAATGGGAGCATTTGGTCGCCGAGTACGCTCGGATCTCGATCCTCGAGGTCGAGGAGTTGGATTACGTCGATTATTTGTTATACCGTCGCGACGCGTTCGTCTATCGGCTAAGTCAGACCGAAAAGGGACGCGAGTATTTAGATAAGGCGTGGCGACTCGAGCAATCTAAGCCGGATCGTAAAGCGTTACGCGATAAATTCGGGCGAGGAGGTTGATACTTTGGCCGGTGCTATTAGAGGTATAACCGTCGAAATTGGAGGCGATACTACCAAACTCGGCAAGGCCTTATCGGATGTCAATAGTAAAACTAAGAGCTTACAAGGCGAATTAAAAAACGTCGAAAGTCTTTTAAAATTCGATCCGGAAAATACCGAGCTTTTAGCTCAGAAACAAAAGCTTTTAACCGAGGCGGTCGAGGAGACCGCTAAAAAACTTGATGTCTTAAAGCAAGCCGAGGCCGAGGCTATCGAGCTATTCGAAAAAGGCGAAATCGGCGCGGACGCGTTACGCGGATTTCAGCGCGATATTATCGCTACCGAGAATAAACTCGAGGGCTTTAAATCCAAATTGGCGGCTATGGGCGACGGTGCGGATACAAGCGAGGCGGTTAGCGCTCTCGACAAGTTGACGAGCGAAATCGACGAGCAAGAGTCCGCGTTATCTGAGTTAAAGACTAAATATACTAACGTCGTATTAGAACAAGGTAAATCGTCCGACGAGGCTAAGGCTCTCCGGGGCGAAATGCAAACTCTTAACGACGAGTTGCAAGAGAATAAAGACGCGTTAAATAAAGCTCAAGGCGAGGCGTCTAAATACGCCGACGCTCTCGACGATACGGGAGACGCCGCCGGAAATACAAGCGGCGGATTTACGATCATGGGCGGCGCGTTAGCCGATTTGGTCTCCTCGGCTATTCAAGGTGCTATTAGTGCGGTCGGAGATTTCCTCGAGTCATTACTCGAGTTATCCGAGGCGACCGAGGAATACCGCTCTATGCAAGCTAAACTCGCCGGATCCTCGGAAACGTTCGGATACTCGGTCGAGTTTGCTAACGGTAAATATCAAGAGTTTTATAAATACCTCGGCGACGATCAAGCGGCGACCAATGCTATAACTAATCTTATGGGTATCGGTACGTCGACCGAGAGCGTCTCTAAATTAGCCGAGGGCGCTACGGCTGTTTGGGCGACTTACGGCGATAGTATTCCTATCGAGTCGTTAACCGAGAGTATTAACGAGACTATTACCGTCGGTAAAGTTACCGGCACAATGGCCGATACGATAAATTGGGCGAAAGACGCTAACGAGAATTTAAACTCGGCTCTCTCCGGTAATAAAGAGGCTCAGGCGGCTTTTAATGCCGCTCTCGAGG